TGGTCTTGCATTCCCAGAGTGCGGGGAACGCGAGGCCGGGGATCGGCGGGCCGCCGGCGAGGATGCCGTCGACGTGGCCGCGGATGCGCCCGCCCGCGACCGAGAAGCCGAACTGCTCGCCATCCGGCCGGTTGCCGCGCCGTGTGTAGAGATCGAAGCCGGCCGCGCGCAGCCAGGCGACCGCCAGGTCTTCCAAGGCGTGGCCGATCGCGAAGATGCGCAGGGTGCGGCCCTCGAACCCCGCGCCATCGTCCTTCGGCGTGTCGAGGAACTCGAACTGGAGCGCCCGCTCGCAGGCATGACCGAGGCGCGAGCCGCCGAGATAGCCGCGCGGCGCTTCGGCCGCATGCTGCGCCTCGAGTGCCGCGTCGATCGCCGCGTTCACGTGCAGGGCGGTGGCGCTGCGTCGGGTTCCCATCGCGGCTTGCCGCGATGGGGTCCCGCGGCTGTTGAAGTCCAGCATCAGAAGGGCACCTCGTCCTGAACCGCTTTCTCGGCGAGTGCACGCATCGCGTCCTGGAAGGCGTCGACCGCGACCTCGATCAGCGTCAGCACCTGCGCCTCGCTGAGATCCTGAAGCCGCGTGACCCAGCCGATCTCGCCCATCACCTCGGCGAGCGGGCGCACCGCCGCACGGATCGCCGCGCGCTCCTGCTCGGTCAGGTCAACCACGCCCGGGGCACTCCGCGCCGCGAGCCGAGTCCAGAGGTGCTGGCACGGCATGCCGCAGAACGACGCCGTGGGTCGTGGCGGTGCCCGGCCGGTGGGATCGAACCAGAGGAAGCCGCGCGCAGCACGGCGGCAGACGGCGCAGGGCGGTTCCGGCGCCATGCATCACGCTGCCTCCGCCAGCGCACCGCGCGCGTTCCGCACCAGGGTGCGAATGGCGTTGCGATTGAACCGGAACGTCAGCAAGGCCGAGGCCTGGTAGCGCGTCAGCGACAGGTCGCCGCGGTACTCCGGCGGCAGGAAGGCGAGCTGGCGCTCGCTCGGCGGCTCGCGCAGCCAGCGCCTGCTCTTGTGCGCACTCTCGTCGGTCTCGTGCTCGTTCAGCCAGTCATCCGCGGCCGCCAGGCACACCAAGCGCCCGCCGATCGCCAGCAGCTTCGTCGGCAGCCCCTTGCCGCCGCCGACCGCATGCCAGTCGCCGTCGAGGAAGAAGATCCCGCCCCAGGCATGGAAGCCGTTGGCGATCAGCGCCGCATCGTCACCGAACAGGTCGCACCACTGGAAGCTCGACCGCCGCAGGAGATCGATCTCGGTCATGACGAAGTCCGAGAGCGGACCGGCGCGCTCGCGCGGCGCGAACACATGGCCGCAGAGCGGGCACTCCATCGCCGAGATCGGGATCTCCGCCTCGCAGGACGGGCAGGTCTTGGTCGGTGCGGGACCCGCGCCGGGCGCGCTGTCGAGATCGACGTCCTGCTCCAGGCTGCCGTGAATGAGCGAGGACGTGCCGAAGTCCAGCACGATGCAGTCGCGCTTCACCACGCCCGGGAACTCGCCGGGATCGATCGTGCGCAGGCCGCGCCCGACCATCTGGATCATCGTCGACTTGAACGAGCTCGGCCGCAGCAGCACCACGCAGGAGGTCGGCGGGTGATCCCAGCCCTCGGTGAGCACCGCGACGTTGACCACCACCTGCGCCTCGCCGGCGGCATAGGCGCGCAACACCGCGCGCCGCTCCCCCTCCGGCATCTCGCCCGTCACCAGTACCGCGGCCACACCGGCCGCATTGAACGCCGCGGTGACGTGCCGGGCGTGCTCGACGGTCGAGCAGAACACCACGGTCTGGCGCTCGCCCGCCTTCTCGCGCCAGTGGCGGATCACCGCATCGGTGACCGGCGCGCGATCCATCACCTGCGCCACCTGGGCCATGTCGAAGTCGTCGCCGGCCTGGCGTACCGCGCGCAGCTCGTCCTGCACGCCCACGTCGATCACGAAGCTGCGCGGCGGCACCAGGTGGCCGGAGCGGATCAGCTCGCCGAGCCGGATCTGGTCCGCCACGTTCGAGAACACCGCGCGCAGGCCGTGGCGGTCGCCGCGGTTCGGCGTCGCCGTGACGCCGAGCACCTGGCACCGGGGATTGCGCTCAAGCGCGCGGTCGATGATGCGACGGTAGCTGTCCGCGACCGCGTGATGCGCCTCGTCCACCACCAGCAGGTCGAGCGCCGGCATCGCGTCGAGGTTGGCGGGGCGCGCCAGCGTCGGCACCATCGCGAAGGTGACCTGGCCGTCCCACCGCTTGGCCGCGGCATCCACCACCGAGGTGGTGATCCCGGGCGCGACACGGCCGAACTTCGTCCGGTTCTGGGCCGTCAGCTCGTCGCGATGCGCCAGAACCGCCGCCTTGGCCGCGCTCCCCGCCAGACGCTCCCGCACCACCGCGGACAGCATGATGGTCTTCCCCGACCCGGTCGGGGCGACGCCGAGCGTGTTGCCGTGGGTGTCGAGCGCGGCGAGGCTGCGCTCGACGAACAGCGTCTGGCGGGGCCGCAGCATCATGGCGCGAACGCTGCTCCCTCAGCGTGCCCAGTTCGGACGGGGATCCGCGCCCGCGGGCGGCGGGAACGCAGCCGGGGCGGCAGGCGAAGCGAATGCTGCCTGCGGCGCAGCCGGTGCGGCCGGAGGGAACGCAGCGGGTGTGGCGGTGGCCGTCGGCGGGAACGGCCCAGGTGCGGCCGGCGCTGCGTATCCCGGCTGCGCCGCGGCGAACCCGGCCGGCACCGCATGACGCCCCATGAGCCGCGCGTACTCCTTGTGGTCGGGCGTCACCGCGCCGCGGATCTCGTTCTTCTCCTCGCCGTTGGTGTCGGTGCCGATGTCGATGCGGGCCACGAACTCGAGACCATCGAGCTCGGCGAAGCTGTTGATCCGCCGTGCCGCCTGCGCCTGCGGCGAGACGTCGCGGTTGGAGATGCCGCGCGCCGAGTTCAGCATGCCCCGGATCAGGCCGCGTCCCATGCCCGCCCAGTCCGGCCCCTTCGGGCTGTAGAGCCCGATCAGGGTGAACACCTTGCGCTTGGCATAGGGACCTTCGAGGACGGTGAACTCGCCGTTCAGGTAGACCGCACCGCTGCTGCTGCGCGTGGCGAAGCCGCCGGTCCAGCCCTGGCTCGGATCATCGAACCCGCCGGGGCGGATCGAGAGATGCACCTTGGCGAGCGTGCCCTTCGGGATCAGGTTCGGGTTCTGTCGCGCGTCATTGTAGTCGTTCCAGGCAGACATCGACGTCTCCTCTGCTCAATGGGTCGGGGTGGTCGGGGGGATGGGCTGGGCCGATGGCGGCGCAGCCAGAACGAGCCGCTCCGCGATCGGACGCGCAGGACCGGCGATCTTCGCGAACAGCCGGCCGAGATGCGGCGGCTCGAGCATGTCGAGCCGGCCGGAGCGGTCCTTCGCCGGATAGCCCCACGGGTTCAGCGTCTGGCACACGAGCATCCGCTGGGGCGCCACCGGCTCGCTGGCCGCAGGCTCCGGCTGGATCGCCGCCATGGTGATCACCTGATCGACGATGCCGGGCAGCTCGAGCCCGGTCTTGCTGCCGTCGATCTGCGGGCTGAACACGCGCCGATTGAAGTCATCGAGGCGCTCGTCGAGGATGCCGACGAAGATCACGTTGCGCCCGCGCGCGTGCTGCAGATGCGTCAGCCACGCGATCATCTCGCGCCCGTGCAGGCCGTAGGCACCGCGGATGTCCGGCTTGCCGGTGCGCTCGCTGAACGCCTCGGGCTGGCCGCGGCACCACTGGAAGCAGAGCCGCCCCGCCACGGTGATGCTGTCGACGAAGATCGTCGCGTAGCGGCCGAGGCTCTCCGGATCGCCGTACTCGCGCACCACGCGTTCGTGCTGCGCGGTCGAATAGGCCTGCTCGTCGCGCAGGGCGGGGTTGGGCCCGGCCAGGACGAGCGCGAGGTCGCGGCACTCCTCCCAGGTGCGCGGGCGGATCGACGCGCCGGGCCAGCCCTGCACCGCCAGGTCGCCGGCCTCGAGGTCGATGAACAGCGTGTCCTCGGCGGGCATCGTCCACAGCAGCGAGGTCTTGCCGACCCCGCTCTTGCCGAAGATGCAGGCCTTGATGCCGCGCGGCTCCGCCAGCCGCTCATCGGCCGTGATGATGCGCAGCGCCATCAGCGCGGCCCCTCGCTGAGGGTCGGGATCGGGCGGCACTGCTCGCCGTGCTCCGCGCCTGCGGGGTCCGCGGGGGTGAGGAACAGCGCGCTGTTGTCAGGCACCGTCCAGAGCAGCGCGGTCTTGCCGATGCCGCGCTTGCCGTCGATGCGGACCGTGGGGCCACGCGGCCCGGCAACCCGCTCGTCGGCGGTGACGATACGCTCTACCATCAGTGTTCTCCGTGCGCGGTGAGGACGTGCGGGCTGTACCGCCCTTCGGGCGTTGCCTTCGGCTCGCGCCGCTCGATCTCCGAGAGGATGCTGAGCCGGAAGCTCGGCTTGCCCGTGCGCACCGTGCGCGCGGGCTCGAAGGCGGTGCGGATGCGCTCGGGCCAGGCGGCGTAGGCGCGCTCGGAGACGCGGTAGCCGAGCTCGACGTATTCAGCCGGATCCTCGCCGCTCGCGCGGATGCGCTCGACCAGCGCGGCGAGCTGCGCCTGGTCCCACTCCACCTTCTTGGGAAGGTCGGCCACGATCTCGACCTCGCC